TTCAACGATTCTTGCCTCACGGACTTCACGACCATTTTCACCCTTAATGTTTGCGAATAAAATGATTTCATTGATGTTCTTTTCCATAATCTTTTTAATTTTAATTGTTAATACTAAATTGTCTCTATACTACATGCAAAAAGTGTGCCAAAGTTTTATACACTCTCATAATAGAGACCAACCAATTCACTATCGGTGTATGCTGAAAAGTCTTTCATCATTGTGCTTTCACCAACATAGTCATAAGGGAACACGCTTTCCTCCTCGCCATTGTGAAGGTAGAACTCAATGTAATCGGTATTTGTGTCGGTGTCAAATGCGGTCTTGCATAATACAATGCCATCGGCAGTTTCAATCTTTCTCTTATCCATGATTTAATGATTTTAATTTTAATTGTTATTTAAATTAGTCAATTTGAGTGTCAAATGAATACACTCTCTGCCATCCGTCATTATCATAAGGCACTCTTTTGCACTTATATACAACACCCTTATCGTAGGTTTTGAACATATAATAACCTGCTTGGATTAGTGCATTAAAAGCCGCATTCATTTCCGCTCCGTTGAATTTTCTCTCTTCGTGTTTTTCCCCAATCCCACTTCTATATCCATTATAGAAACGAGGATATTTAACGGAATATGTGTCAATACAATAATCTGCCGCAATAATATTGCATGATGTAGCCTTATATTCATCACCACGAATGAATACCTTGCAGATTAGTTCTACCATTTCGGGATTGATGGTGGTTGGAGATTGATAGGTGTTTTGGGGAATGTTGATTGTCATAATAATTCTAATTTTAATTGTTAATACTGATTTGTCACTATGCTATATGCAAATACCATGCCAAACTATTTTTCAAAAAGTGGTCTTATGCCACATTCTTTCAATGCCTTGTCAATTTCTTCCTTTGTGGAGGTGAAAGGCATGTGGACTGAAAGCATGAAGTCAAGCAGGGTTTCACCGATGAACGATATGCCACCAAAATCGGTTTCATCGTCTTCCAAAAGGACATTTCTCTTTGTGGTGACGAGAGGGTGTTTCTTGACAGCCTCCAAGATGTTTTCCAAAACATCTTCATCAATTTCCTCATAGGTTTCAAAGATGTGTTTCCAATCATTGGTAAATCTTTCTACACCATCTTCCTTGACCATTCCGTCTTCGGTTTCGTAATCCTCACCATTCCACAAGTCATCAATTGAATATTCAAGACCTGCGTAGAGTTTGATTTCGTCAATAAGTTCCGACTTGTGTGCTGACATTTTAGGTTTCTCAATTTGCTTTACCTTTGACAATGTGGCAGTATAATTGTCATCACGGATGGTAACACTATCCGCTCTATCCAAATACACCGAATCCAAAAGGTTTCCATTTTCAATTCTCATAACCAAATCACTCATTGCATCTGCAATATGATAATCTTCTGCTTGAATTTCAATCTTAATCATAATAATTCTAATTTTAATTGTTAATACTAAATTGTCACTACCCTATATGCAAAAAGCGTGCCAAACTTATAAATGCCATAATGTCATGTATGTTTGCCAAATTGTCAGTACATAATGTCACATGACAAAAATGACAAAGGTGTGCCAAAATGACACACCCATGACAAATAACTAATTAAAACTTACAAACTATGAAAAAGCAACAAATTAATCTTCACAAAAAATCACATGCGGACTTCCGTCAAGGGTAAGGTTCTCATAAACTTGTGTTTCATCGGGATTCATATCCTCCACAAGTGTTAAAGCTTCTTCTTCGGTGTGTGCCTCTACAACAAATTCTTCCGATGTTGTATAATTGATTTTGATTGTGTATTTCTTTTTTGGGTTTTCCAACTCTTTGAAATATTCATCAATTTCTTTTTGTGACATTTCCGTAAACCACGGCTCAATCTCAATATAATTGTCGGGGATGGTATCTGAAATCTCAATTAAATCACCTTTCCAAGTGCCGACAAGTTCCATGTTCGCACCACCATAGTCTCCACCTCCACGACCATTTCCGTCAGCGGTTAGTATTGGGAGAGGGTGTACAATTCCACTCCAACCTCTCATAGCGGGAATTGTCTGCTTTTTGAGGTCAAACCATTCCTTTTTGTCGTGATTGATATAGATGGTGTTTGCATCAAGTACATGTTTCATCATATCAATTTCAAATGGTTCTGATTTTTCCGCATTATTTGTGAGGTCATAGAAATTATCCTCTCCAACAATTTCATCCCCATAGTCTCCCGCCCAAACAAGTCTCTTCGGTGAATTAATCATTTTGTAGGTGACATTCATCACAAATTTATTGCCAACATACGAATGTTCCATTAATTTAGAACCACTATTTGTGTCCCAAGATTCAAAATATTCTTCAACTTTGTCCTTTTTTGTGTTTACGAAACACGCTTTATAATATTGTCCCATAATAATTTTAATTTAATTTGTTAATATTAATTTTAATTGTTTGTATTGTGTTATATGCAATAATCGTGCCAAAAATCAGAACTCGCACCACAATAGACCTTGCACAATTCCGTCTTTCGCACCGATGAGATATTGCGGTTTCTTGGTTTTCATCAAATTAGCGACAATGTTTTGGTACTTGGAAAACTTTTCGTCACTACCTCTTAATTCGGCAATTGTTTGATTACCCAAGACATCAACATACAAATAACTTTTAACCTCAACGCAGGCGGGATTTTCCAAAGTTTCAAGGTCAATTGGTTCACCGAATTGTTTGACAATATCCAATTCGTCATTAAGACTGAAATTCATTTGTATTTTAAGTTCATTCTTGTTGGCGATTTCAACAACCTCTTTGTACTGACCGACATTCTCATTGAAATCGTTGTATCTTGATGAAACAACATCCCAAATAGCGCACACATCGTCAAAAATCAATCTATGACTTTCAATGTAATCCTCGCCAGCAACCTCAACATAAAAATTATCTTCGTCTTGCAAGGTTTTGATTGATTCCACCTCCTCACACATGGAGGAAGCGTATTCCGCATGATTGCCGCCATCATAGGCAATACACAATGTATCGTCATATTGTTTGTCGGTAAGCGAGATTTCGCCACCCATATCTTTCAGCATATTGGTGATTGCTGAAACCATGTCTTGACGCAATTCCCTTGTATGAGAATAATATTTTGTTATTCTTTCGTTGATTTCTTTTGTGTCAATTGTTGCCATAATAATTGAAATTTTAATTGTTAATACTACACCATACTATATACAATAACCATGCCAAACTTTATTCTTTTCCAAGATATTCGCAAAGGTTTGCAATTGCAATGTATAATGTGTTGAGGTCTTCAAAATTCAAATCATTGATGTTTGTGGTTTCATCATTTTCCAATGTGATATAGACTTCACCATCCTCATTGCACATTACTTGCTCCATGTGTACACCCTCCTCACAAGTACATGACCAATAGTCAACATAGTTCATTGTTGGTGTCCAAACCTCATCGTCTTCGGTTTCGTAGTCCACCCAATCAATGCTTCCATCAAAATCATTGTTCAAAGTGTCTTTGATGTCACAAACCATTTTTGCGGCAACCTCCGCCTGCATATCCATGACCTTGCTGATTTGCTTTGTGATTTCGTTCTTTTTCATAAAATTTCTAATTTTAATTGTTATTACTAAATTGTCACTATACTATGTGCAATTATCGTGCCAAAGTGATTGTTTTAATATCCGTACAAATATTCAAGATGCTTATAATTGTAATTGACAAAATTGACATCATCGTGTGTCAGTTTGTCAGTCCAATCTGCCATATTGACATTCTCGGTTATCAGTTGGTTGATTTGGTTGCAGAACTTCACATTCTGCTCATTACAA